CCGCTATGCTCAGACAACATTATGCAGAAGGCCATCGAGCTGATTCAACTTTGAAAAGGCTGATGGCAGTCAGTGGTGCAAATAATGCAATGCTAATGTCGGAAGAATTGGAAGTTGCCGGCATCTGCTCATCTGCTGCATCAGCACTAGAGTTCAGCAGCCACAGTGAGACATGTTGCTACTTGAAAAACTACAAATTGGGGATCCTCCTTGCTAGGTTACCACAAATGATATTGTGTCGACCACAAGAAGAAGGATCTCTGGCCTCGCTTTCGCTACCTACTGGCTTAGCAGAGATGCTCTATCACGTCAAGGACGATTCATCATTGCTCTCCAGTAATAACATCCACCATACAGTTCAATCTATTATCAATGATGTCACTTCATATCTTCATCGAAATCAAAAGTCAATCAATGATTCTAGTATCAGAATGGGAATAACAGATTTTTTTGGATATCCTCTGGCTGGAGAAAGATATGTTGACGGCCCTGACAGAGTATTGTACATGCAAATATACGATGAGTTCGTAAAAGACCTCTTGTTCTTTTGGATTTACACCCCATGTGCTTTGGGAGGACTTGGTGGGATCCTGCACATAGACATGATCCTTTCTGGTCATAGCAATGGATTTTCAAAAGCTGTCCATTACCTTCATCAGTGGATCATCAACTACAGCATCGATAAAAAGTATTTTTTAACATATCTGACAAATACTCTGACAAATTCCAGTCCTCCCAGAGAAGAAAATGATCAATGGCAGATACTTACGAGCAAATGGCCATCTGAGAAGACCATCACTGCTGCCAATACTAGTGTTACATCATCGATCAAATCAATGGTAGCGAGACGAACAAGGAACAAGAATGTATTAGCATTACTGGAACAAGCTGAGAATGCCGTTCCTATAGCGAAGGAAATCGTAGCAATATTTCAAACCAATTTCCATTCAAGAGTGGCACAGTTCTATTATGAGAACTCATCCGTGCATTTCTTGGATTTGCTCACTAACAAGATCGAAACTAGTTCGGGTTTATTGAGCAATATAAGAAGATTAGATAAACTGCGTTTCTCACTAGTCCGACGGACGATCCATAACATACGCGTAGCCTCAGCTCCGAGATCGGAATCTTACGGACCAGTCTTGGGAAATACAGATATCATAGACTATCTTATGAAGAGGAGGGCCCATGACTTTCCAACTGTGTCATTCATTCAGGCGGAAGAGATCCTCTACGATAACAAGCTCAAACAGACGGATAGTCGAACAGCCATGGTTACTATTAGACGATGTTCTCCTACATATTTCAAAGACGGTCTTCAGGTGTATAATGATCCAAGGATTGGGGATGAAGTACTCTATAAAGGAGAGTTTCTTGATAAAGAAAGAATGGTCGGTAATAAAGAAGAGCTGCTTGCTGCAAAAGTTGTTTCCGTGACAAAATGGTTGCTGACAAAAACGAATAACCTTGGATCCTCTTCCGAAATCATGGGCAGATATGACTGTGTCAAAGCCTGTAATATCACTTTGATGACATTAACCG